TAATGTTAGTAGGTATAATAATACAAAATAAACCTTCAGAGGAGGATGTGATAAAGAACTCAAAACCTGAGTATTTATACAGCCTCCCTTTTGAGCAAGGTCGTTTTTCCCAAGTTGTAAATCTTGATGATTTAGACATTGAGGTGAAAGTTTCTACCAAGACCATGCTTAAAGCTGTTTACATAAAAGAAAAGAAAGATATTGAAGATGTTATAATTTTGTTTCAAAAGATACACCTGATAAATATTTCATTGTCGGAAAAACATTTTCCCCAAATGATAAATTACTATCAGAATATAATATTGGATCAGCAATGTTGAAGGAAATTAAACGACTTTATCCGCTGTATGAAAAAATGAAGGTTAAATAACATAAACAAATATTTATTTTTACAATAATGATTTTAGAAGCATACCACACACAAGGACGGAGAGATAAAATTTTAAATTTTCCACGAATTGCAACTGGTAACGAGCAATGGCTTGGTGATGGATTTTATTTTTGGCAGGATTACGAATTTGCCTCCTGGTGGGGTCGTGAAAAGAAATGTCCAAAAGGAAAATACCCTTCCAGTTATGATATTTATTCTGCAAATATCGAAATTGATAAAGACAATTTTATTGATACTGTTTTTAATGAAGAAGATTATTACGAGTTTGTAAAGAAGGTTGAAGAATTTGCTAAAAAATTTGCCAAAAAGTTTAAGAAAAAGCCAAATCTAGGAGAATTTAACGATTTTATAGCAGATTTTGACCTTTGGAAAGAGGTGGAAGTAATTCGTTTTCAGGATGTGCCGGCAAATAATGCATTAATTGAGGTCAATGATTTTTTTTACAAGAAGAGGATTCAAATTAGAGTAAATAATCCGGAAAGAATTTCTAACTTTGCACACTCAAAAAACCTTTTTTGCGTTTAATCGTTAAAGAGAGTGCTTTTCGGTGTATCGCAATAAAGTAAGAATGACAATGGCAAACTGGCAAAAATTAAATACTGAGTTCTATTCGGTTCTGAATAATATTACTGATGTAGAATGGGATAAATGGATGTCAGAAAAAGATGCTCGGAAATCCATGAGACAACTTGAACTTTCGCTTAGGGCGAAAATTCAGGAGGAAAAACTTTTGATGGAATCCATTGAGGCAACTCAGCTTTATTTTGAAACCTTGTCTTTAATGAACCAGGTTCCTCCCAAGACTTCAATTATTGTTAAGTGTTCTGACCCAACAGATAATTATCCTTACGCTCTTGCAGCATAATTTATTATGGCAGTAAACGCCCCTCTCCAATTCTTAGGGTTCAATGTTTTTCGTGTTGTCTTTGAAAGAAGTACAACGTTTAATCAAGGCGAGTTTACAATTAATGTTCAATTTCTGACTGAGCATTTAAATCCAGAAGATAAGCTTTCTTTTCAGATTGTTTTTATTGTAACAATTAACTCTAATACAAATTCTCATCCATGCAATTTACAGGTTCAAGCACTTGGAGATTTTAAAGTTCTTGGAGAAGTTGAGCAACATGTCATGGATAACTATGTTCAAATAAGTGCTCCATCAATAACCTACCCTTATTTAAGAGCATTTGTTTCTAATCTTTTTCTCCAATCTGGTATGCAGCCAATAATTTTGCCACCTTTAAATTTTACAGATAAAAATCCACAACCGGTAAATCCACCTGAACAACAAGAATCTGATACCGGAACTGAGAAGTATAATTCTTAGTTGTATTAAACTCCCTAATAAAATCCCCCCAGCACGGCTTGTGTCTTGCCCTTAAATCGCACAACTTCACCCCTGCAAGCCACCTGTTGTGTTGCCGCCATTTTTATTTATTTTTTCCACCCCTACGCAATTACAGCACATTGCTTTTTTGTTTTTATGGTTTAATTTTTTCTTGATGGCAAAAACAAAAAATCAAAGAGCTGCAAGCCAACCCTTTTGCTGAAAAAAATAAAAAAACTGTCGGAAGCTATTTAACATAACAGCTTCTTATGGTATTTTTCCCAACTACTTGTGCAACCACCCAGACGCAAAAAATCCCATAAGTCAATTATGTAAAATAGCCAACACAACAGAAAACAAAGGGCAAAGCAATCCCTTGTACAAGTACTCAACCCATTTTGCCCTTTGTTTTAAGCCGTGCCTCCCTCCGCACTTTTACTCCGATTGCTATTCCTGCTAAACATTGTGCTTTCTGATTAATTCTCCAATTGATGTACAGTAATAAAATTGAACATCCTCGCGACCCACCCACCCAATTAATAATGCAGAAAAAAATAAACTATCTATTTGTTTGATGCCATGTGCTTGCGGTAGGTTCATTCACTTCACTCATACGTTCCGCTATATTCCGTTACACTTCATTGCCGCTACACTACTTCGCTTCATTCATTTCACCCACCTCAGCACCGCTCGCAAGAGTAACGCCTGCTGAATGTAAAAAAATGCCAACCCTTCGTGCGGACGGCAACTTAACCTGATTTTCCACCACTGCTGCTGTGGCTTCGCAAATTTACAGCATCACCATCCACACATCAGGTCAAGCCACCATCCGCACCCTTCCAATTTTTTTCCATTCATCAGTCATTACCCTTGTCTTTCCAGCCGCACTTTATAATTCGGAATAGTTTATTTTTTTTCGCTATTTGTTTACCCAGCCAACAGCACCGTTACTATTGAACATTCGTCCTGACCGATTGAAAATCCTGCTCCAAATCAAAATCCCGACCCCTTGACTGACCTGAAATTAGTATCATGGTATCTTTTGCCTTAGGGAATGATACTAATGATACCAAATCTTAACCCAGAATTATACTGAATAATACCTCCAATTCCTTTGACCACCTCTGAAATGCAACCACCTTTCCCGACCCCCCTGATACAAAAACGGCTTTCCCAAAACCCCGCCCGCTGCTAAAAACGCATTGCGTTCCGATATGTACCCGTATTTCTTTTGCCTATGATTAGTGGCAAATCAACCCTTGTCTTAAAATTAAGCATCCAAATTGCGCCCTCAATGGCATCAGGACCATCGTCATGGTAACGGCTGCCTTTCTCAAACATGAGCAATTGTTCAACGAGTTTCTTAACCCCGGGGTTTTCCTTTTCATCTTCATTAAAATAAATCAACCCGCGTTCAAACAGAGGCTGCATACTTTCAATCCTTTGGAACTTGTCTGGTTTGTTTCGCGCATCTCCTTTTATCGGAATATGCATTCCGGTTTCATTTCCCATTTGGGTAAACTCATCAAATAGAATATCCTGTAAAAAATTGCTCTCCATGTAAAAAGAAATCGGTGCAGCAGCTCCAAATGTTTCTTGCAAGGTATAATGCCAACGTACCATTTCCCTCACTGTTGTTTGCGCTGCAAACGCTTTCAATAAATGGTATTCGCCATTTCTGTTTTTACCTATCAGCACTGTTGCTTTGTAATCCGATTTTGCACCGCTCTTAAAACTTGGGTCAGTATAAGAAACAAGATAACGGTAAGAGGTGAGAGGGTCAATTTTTTTGTAGCGTATATCTTTCAGTTTAAAAACAGCACCGTCAGTTATCGGGTTGTTAAAAAATTCCTTTTGTGATCTGCGTACGCCAATCGTGTTTATCACTTGCTGAATATCATCTTTTGAATATTTTTCATGCCATGTCGGGTTGCCCTTTTCATCAAGTGCATTTATTACGGAATGAAATATTCCTGGCACTTGTGCAAAGTGTGCAAGCACACTGTTTTTACTTATTCTGTTTCCTACAAAAACAAATCTTCCTTTACCCATATCCATTGTATTGAACACAGCCTCCAAAATCCAGTCAAGCATTTTGGTAACACGGTTTTCATTTTGAACCAGTTCATCATCATCAAGGTCATCAACTACAATGTAATCCGGTCTATGTTCCCTATATCGCAAACCGCGTGGTGATTGCCCACGACCGAGAGCAAAGAATGCTTTCGAATCTTTGGTAATAAATTTCCCATCCTCCCAACTGCCAAGATTTATTTGTTCTCCAAAATCATGTATGTAACGTTGATTGAATTGCAGTTCAGCTTGCAGGTCACCAAGCAGGGTTTTTGCATTGTCCTCACTTTTTCCGACCAGAATCATAACGTTTAGTTCATTCTTGATTTTCAGCCATAGCGGAATCATTAAATCAAAGTGAGTGCTTTTCGCATGTCCGCGTGCCCACTCAAACAAAGCCCTCAGTTTTTTATTTCGTGCAACTTCATTGGCAGCATCAATCTGAAAATTTCCACACTTATTTTTTGCATAATGAGGAAAATAGTATTCAACAAAGAATGAATAATCATTTTTAGCTTTTGCAATTCGTTCAGCTTTTGCAGCTTCATTTTCAAAACCATTTAAAACTGTTTGCTGTTGCACTTTTATGCAATGCGTTTGCCACCGCTTTATATTTTCCCGACTGACTTTCATTTATTGATTTTGCTTTGAATAAATAAATCCTGATACTGATTATTTCGCTGCACGAAGTCCACATTCACATTCATAAGCCAATGGTTGTATTCTTCAAAAACTTCTATGTAGGTTTCAATGGTTGCTTTCTTTTCAAGTTTGTCAATTGAAGCAGCAAGTTTCGCAATGGAATCAACTTCTCTTGCTGTTAAAATCCTGTCCTCATCCTTTGCAACTTCTACAATCTTTAAAGTTTGCGAATGCAGCATGGAAATTATTTGCTGCTTGGTCAAACTTTTTGTGTCGCGCATTTCATTCCATTTGCCTTTCTGCTTTTGCTCAGTAAAAGTTTTTTCTGTCCAGTTCACAAACTCACAAATTTCTTTTTGTGTTTTCTCTGTCATTAGAAAAAGAGTACGTGCAACATCAATTTTTTGGTTCTTAGTCATTTCTGTTAAAATATTCTTTGTTTAATTGAAATCATGTTAGCGCAGAGGAAAGAAATCGGAATAACGTCTCTGTTTCGTCTAATATAACACTATAATTTTATAATCGAAAACAAAAAATGAACAATAGTTATATTATAAATCAGAACGAAAATTCAGCAGAAATTTTGCTGTACGGATTTATCGGTAATTGGAAGGATACCGATAGCAACCGTTTTATTTCTGATTTTAAAAAGTTAGAAACAACAAACAAAAAGATTAATGTCAGAATTAATTCCGGTGGTGGTGATGTGTTTGATGGAATTACCATTTATAACGCTCTTAAGAACAGTAAAGCTGAAATTAACACATACATTGACGGTGTTGCTGCAAGCATGGCAAGCGTTATTGCATTAGCCGGTTCTAAAATTTATATGTCCCGATACGCTCAGTTAATGATTCACCGCGTCAGTGGTTCGGCAAATGGCGATTCAGACAAGTTAAGAGAAACCGCAAACCTGATGGATGATCTCAGTAATTCCTTACTTGACATTTATGCTGCAAAAACAGGAATTGACAAGGAGACAATTCAAAACTCATGGATGCAAAGAGGCAAAGATTCATGGTTTAATGCAACAGAAGCAATAAGTCAAAAATTGGTTGATGCCATTTTTGACGGTGTAATATCAAAACAAGCTCTTAAAAAAGATAATCCAGAGGAAGTGTGGAAATTCTATAATCTTCAAATTGAAAACTCATTAAGAACAAACGACATGAATATTTTAAATCGATTCATTACTGTTTTCGGTTTACCCGAAAGCGCAACAGAGCAGGATGTGGTTGCCGCATACCAAAACCACGCTAATCAACTAAAAGACCAGAAGATAGAAAATGAAAAACTCAAAAATGAAAATGAAGCTTTTAAAACTCAAATTCAGACATTTCAAAAACAAAAAGTGCAAGACCTCATTGAAGATGCAATTAAATCAAACCGCATCACTGAAGAGCAGCGATTAACCTACGTGGCATTAGCAGAATCAAATTTTGATGCAACTAAAGTTGCTCTCAATTCGATTGCGCCCTACAAAAGCATCACATCACAAATTCAAACTACATCAGATGATTCAGCAGAATACAAAACATTCCGTGAATATCAGGAAAAGGCACCGGAAGTTCTTGCAACAATGAAAGAAAACGACACAGAAAAATACAATGCCTTATACAAAAAGGAGTATGGCAAACTCCCCCGTAAAAATTCACTTTAATACATAAATCACAATGGCTATTCAAAAAGAAATTTGGACAAGACATATCCAGGAAAATCTTTTCAAGGAAAATGATTTTCTAAATTACGCTTTCAATGCTGACCAGTATGTGATACAGGGTAAAGTGGTTCACATTCCGAACGCTGGTAACGCACCAACGGTGGTAAAAAACCGTTCATCACTTCCTGCTACTGTAACCCAACGCACAGACATTGACATAACGTATGCGATTGATGAATTTACAACTGACCCGATTCTAATTCCTAATGCTGACACTGTAGAGTTGTCTTACGACAAGCTCTCCAATGTTTTATCAGAGCACGAAAGCGCATTGCGCCAACTTACAGGAGATTGGATGCTTTACAATTGGCGAGCAGAAAATTCAACAAGCATAGTCCGTACTACCGGTGCAAACGTTACGGCACATCTTTCTGGTGCAACAGGTACGCGCAAAAAATTAATGCTTGCAGATATTAAAGCAGCCCGTTTGTTATTAAATAAGCAAAACGTTCCTCGTGATGAACGATACATGTTAATTGATTCCGATATGTATGACCAGTTAATGGATGAACTAAACATCACTCAATATCGTGAATCTTCAAAAGATTTGGACTTACCTAAAGGTGTCATTGGAAAGTTATTTGGTTTTTATTTGATGGAGCGTACAGCCGTTTTAACTGCAAACAATGCGGGTACTCCCGTTATTCAACAACCTGGCGCATCAACTAATACAACCGACAACGGAGTAGCCTTAGCATGGCAAAAAAACACGGTAGAGCGTGCTCTCGGTACAATAGACTTCTTTGAAAATCTTGGTGACCCAACCTACTATGGTGATATTTACTCTGCACTCGTAAGGATGGGAGGAAGGAAAAGACGTAACGACCAAAAAGGGATTGTTGCAATTATTCAGTCAGCTTAATCTGATTTATAAATTGATTAAAAGAATCCTGCTTATGCGGGATTTTTTATTTGCAGCTTTCAATGTTAGCCAATGTGCACAACATTATTAAAATAAGAAAGCCAATTCCAATTTCTTTCCAAGTGTACACTTTTGTTCTATCTTGCAGTAATAATTGTAAAAAACTTGAATAGTACAATCTTAGGCATCTTTGCATTTTTTCAAACTTATTTCGCTGTTTTTTCACAGCCCAAAGTTACTTATGAATTAGATTGAATTTTCTTCTCTCCATAAAAGCATTATTGTTTTTTACACTATCAAAATCCAAATCTATAGCCACATCGGGTGTGGAGGCATCGCTTTTTATATTGCATTGATACTGCAAAACATGTATCCAGTAAAGATTCTTTGGATTAATAGGTAGCTGATATTGATTAAACCTCCTCAGTTTATTAAAACCTTCTCCGCTCATTCCGGTTATCAAATGATGATAATCCTCTATTACTGTTAAAATCTCATTCACCTCGGTTCGTCCATCGCCCGGTACAGTAATTATTTCTTCTTCTTTCTCAAACTGAAAAATCAGCTTTAACGAAATATTTACAACCCCTGTTTGCAAATCGTCATTAACATCTTTCCAGATTACATCCTCCATTTTCAAGAGCATAGCTGGACAATTTAAAGGCAAATTTTCTCCCTCAGTTTCTAATTGCCCCATGTCAATATCGTACATGGTAAAAAAACCGCTATCTCTTGTAACTGTATTAATTCCCTGATATAAATTAACTAATGCTGCTGCCATTTACTGCTTCTCCTTTCTTTGGAAGTGGAATATCGTAAGTCTCATAAAAATAGCTGTCATCAATTTCTATTTTTTCTGCCAACTTCAAATCCATTTCCAATCTTGTTTTCTTTTCAATGTTTTCTTTTTCTTGAAATATAAACTTGCCATTGCCTACATCAAATCCATGTATTCGTAAAAGTGGAATCAGTTTATCATTCAATACATTCCGCACAAATAATTTATCAGCATTATGTATTTCTTGTTCCACTTCCTGGTGAACTTTTGCTTGCGCTAATGCTCCACCAGCCTCAGTAGTCATTGTTTGCCCCAAAATCAGTTTTGATAATTCCTTATTGCAGACATCTATCAATTGATCATAAAGTATGCTGCTTCCTTGCGTATTGTTTTGAATAAAGTTCAAATCTGTTTCTTTTGGAATTACAATGTATGCAGCACTACCGGCATCCTTCAAGGCACTTTCCAATTCTTGTCTCGTTTTCTCATCATAGCCATCATACTTTGCAACTCTGAATGGCATCCCGAACAATTCACAATATTGCGCCCAGTCACCAAAACCACCTCTTTTGTATATAACATATTGTGCAGCTTTCATCAGCAATCCTAAAGAATCACTTTCACCAACCTCAAGTAAATAATTTGAATAAGGATAAGTCCTGAAATCAAAACCATTGCTATCGCTTTGGTTCTTTATTATGATTCCTTTGCTGGGTACTACATGCTTTCTGGGAATCAAAGTTGGTACTAAAAAGCCAGTCTCAAAACTCAATTCAATCAGGCTATGTCCCCATATTTTACTTTCCAACACATACCCCAACATAGTCATAAAATTTTCTGTGGTCAGCATAGCCGTAATTTCTTCATGTACCTTGCACTTTTCTACAAAATGCAATGGTGTATTAATTACAGAAAGTTTCCGTTTCTCAATTACAGCCGTTAAATGCCCATCCAAAAGTATTTCCGAGTATAAGTCATAGAGCAAACTCCTGCGTGGGAAAAAAGTGCTTTCAGCCGCTTTAATAGCATTTCGCCAGCTATCAATATCCTGTGAACTCCGTCTTATTTGAGTAACATCAATTCGTTGAATAATATTCCCCTGTTTTCCCTTTGCTCGTTTAACCTTTGTCATTGTTGCTGATTTATTCTTTTATCATTCGTTCCGCTTTTCACAAACGATTTTTCATTAGGTGGAAATCCTTCAGGATTTATTTTCTGCTGAGTAACTTCCTGTAACCAAAGTAAAGCTTTCTTATAGCGCGTTTCCCTTATTGCAGGTATAACTCTGAAATTGTAAATCGAAAAAATGTGAAAAAGAGCAATATCCCTGCAATACATCATTAACGTTTTATCCCTTCCATCTCCGGTTTTTTCAAATAATTCAGCAGTTCTGTATCGTGCATTTAAATAGCTTGACATTTCATTCACTGCTTCATTCGTTAATTCATGCACTATTGTATCATCACTATCCACCAATGCCATAAGCACAGGGATTTTTATTGCATATCGGTAATCTTCTATTTCAAGAAATGGCAT